CTTGGCTTGTTCATAACTATTAAGCAAATGCCTATTTTGGAAGAGATGGTCACCAATTGGTGGAACCTTGACCGTCCTACACAGAACTTTGCATCATGGATTGATGCGTGGATGTCCCCTTCAACAGACCGTCTACGCCGTCAGTTTATGAATGTTGGTTTGGATATGAACGAGCGGGAGAGCAAGGGTGTTCGTGGTGGTCTTGATATGGCAGCCAACCTCCTTGCCGATGTGTCGGGTCTTGCGCCTTTGACAAGTTGGACACAGCAGTTGACGGCGGCTACAACCATGCAACACCTGTGGGAAGTAGCCAATAGAGGCGTATCTCGCCTAGATAACGCTACCCTCAAGGGACTTGGTTTAACTTCTGATCAGTATGAAAGGCTTGTTGCTTATGTTGGGCGCAACGCTGAAATTAAAGAAGGATTCTTAGGAGAGCGCGTTGTAGGTATGGCGGCTATGGATAAGGTGGAAATGGATCTACTGCGTGACATGGTAGATCGCTGCATCCGTACTCGTATTCAAGATATGCCAACACGCGGTGACTTCGCTAAGAGCCTATTTGGCTTTTGGGGAAGCGCGGCAACGCAGTTCAGATCCTTTAACTTGAAGGGCATAGATAACTTCCTATTGCAGAACGTAGGTCGCGTACAGCAGGGCGGTGGAAAGCGTGTGGCTGCTGAAATTGGTTCTACGTTGCTGTTCTCCGGCATCATTGCCTATGGACGTAACTACGCCGATTGGCGCTCGTACAAGAACACCTCAGATACTGAAAAGACCAAGGAACTTGAATCTACTTTGACTGCCGGAGGTTTTGTTCGTGGCGCTGTGGCAGGTCCATCAGAATTCTTTATTGCGCTGATGCTTGCTGATGGCGTGTGGCAGAACACGGTAGATCCGGATCCAATCTTCTCGCAGTATCGCTATAGCGGACAGTCCACATTTGGTTTCCCTCTTGAGGATACGCTTAAGCGCACCTATGGTTTAGGCAAAGACCTTTATGGCGCTACGGTTGCCAAAGCAACAGGATCGCGCCTGAGCCGTGACTTTACACAACGAACCCTACACTCAGCCCGGTTGTCCTTGTTTGGACAGAATCTACCCGGTCTTAAACAGTTTTTGAACGTAGCAGAATCTGAAATTGCAGATTACTACCGTCTACCCAAAACCCAACCCCGCGACAGGTAATGAATCTAAGGAGAAACCAACATGGCAAACAGTTACAAACTATATACAGGCAACAATTCAACTACAGTTTTTGCTTTATCCGGCATTGATGGGTGGGTAAGCACCGCCTTTTTAAAGGTGTATTTGAATGATGTTCTTCAAACGACAGGGTATTCTTTTATTACCATGTCTACTGCACCTTCGGTTCAGTTTACTACGGCTCCGGGAACAGGCGTAACCATTCGTCTGCAACGGGAAACAGCAAGAATTAGCGGTAGTTTGGATTTGTCTGCATTCCAATCCAACATTATTGACTTTAGCGATGGCTCGGTTTTGACTGCCGGAGATCTTGATAAGGCAGTACAGGGGCTTGTCCATGTAGCCCAAGAGTCCAACGACAGCGGCTCCGGTGCTTTGGGTCTTAATGTAACGCAGACCGCATGGACTGCATCAAACAAGCAGATTACTGAAATTGCTGACGGTACTGCCGCTCAGGATGCCGTTACGGTTAACCAATTCAACCTAGCAACGCTCTTTGGTGGCTCAACAATGCAGCCGGAGTTGTGGTCAATTACGGCTACGGGTGTGGCTACCTATACTCTTAGTCCTGCTCCTTCGGGACTAAACAAAGATCTGTTCTTTGTCACCATTGATGGCGTAGTGCAGCCCCCAAGTTCTTATACCTTAACGGCTACTACGATTATCTTTAGTGCCGTTGTGGCTTCTTCTAAGTTGATTAGCATTCGTAATCTTGGAGTAGCGCGGAGTCTTGTTTCTAGCGTACAGACGGCAATGATTGTTGACGGTAACGTCACTACGGCTAAACTTAACGATTCTGCGGTAACTGCTGCAAAACTTGACTCAAATAGCGTAACTACTGCAAAGATCACAGATGCCAACGTGACCTATGCAAAGATTCAAAACGTAACCACCAACAAACTGCTTGGTCGCACTACCGCAGGATCCGGAGTGGTTGAAGAGGTTACCTGCACACCGTTGGCGCAGACCTTTCTTACTAAGACAACCGAAGCAGACCAACGCACAGCCCTTCAGTTGCAGCCGCTTGCTCTTAAGACAACCGTAGGTACTACGGACATCGATAACGCAAGTGTTACCTTTGCCAAGATGCAAGGCGTAGGGGCTAATGTTGTATTGGGAACAACTACTGCGGGAACAATCGGCACCCTACCAAACAGTACTTTTGGTCTGTCGTTGTTAAACACCGCAAGTGCCTCAACGGCAAAAACTACTTTAGGTATAACGCCTACTGTTGAAGTAAGAAACTATACCACCGCTTCAAATACAGTTGTAAACCACATAGAAGTAAATCTTTCAAATGCCGGGGCTTATGGTGAACTTAATAAAGAATTTGTAATTGTTTGTAATTTTACAACATCAGGTTCAAGTCCAACTACCGCAGGGCAAGATCTATACTTTTCAAATATTGACACCAACGCGGTATGGCGTGTTTCATACAATCTTTTAAAGGTACAAAACACAGTTTCTAGTTCAGTTCCGAAACCCCAAGTAAGTACTACGGTATTTGAGACAATTTATAGGGGTGCCTCTAACGGTTCGACTTTTCCTATCTCAGGTTATATCACTCTTTTGCCTGTTCCCCATGTAACAGACGAAACCACACAAACCCAAGTCTATACCGGAGATGGCGTGGATAATACGTTTGCCACCGCCTCAGTCCTTGGGAGTGGCATGAACAGCGTAGACGTTAACGATTACCTTGTAACTCTAAATAATGTAGTACAACCCCCATCAGCGTACACCATTAATTCAAGTTCAAAAGACCTATCTTTTGTAGCCGGGGCTCCGGCAGTTGGCGTTGCTATTCTAATTAGAACTATTAAGCCCACACGTTCTAACACCTTTAATCTTTCAACCGGGTACACCTACACAAACATCATTACGGTTGAACGTATCTATTGAAAGAAACTACTATGCATACCGAAGCCGAATTAATGTTAGCGGTTGGTAGGCTTGAAGGAAAAGTAGATGCTATTCTACAAATGCAAAGGCTGCATGAAGAGCAGATCAAGAATCACGAAGAACGCCTACGCGAACTAGAGCATTCAAGATCCTTCACAATGGGCATGGCAGCCGCAATAGGCGCCGGAGTTTCGGTAGGGCTCAATTTAGCAATTAAGGCTTTCACATGAATAAACACACGCTAGAACAGATTCACGCCGCTCTTGCAGAAGAGTTGCTCCGAAAGATTTCTGACGGCTCTGCCACTTCTTCTGAACTGAACGTAGCCCGTCAATTTTTAAAGGACAACAGTATTGACTGCGTGGTTGACGCAAGTGTTCCTATGCTGAACCTCGCCAAGATCATGCCTTTTGATGAAGAAGAGGCTGCGTGAGTGAACTTGAACGCAAACTAAAAGACTTTAGGAACTTTGTGTTCCTTGCTTGGGATCATTTGGGGCTCCCGGAGCCCACCCCCATCCAACTAGACATTGCCTCTTATCTTCAAAAGGGTGACCGTAGGCGTGTCGTGCAAGCCTTCCGTGGGGTAGGCAAGAGTTGGCTCACGAGTGCTTATGTGGTCTTTCGTTTGCTGCACGACCCTCGGTTGAACGTCTTGGTGGTCTCAGCGTCTAAACAACGTGCTGATGATTTCAGTACGTTTACGCTGCGGCTGATCAACGAACTGCCCCTGTGTCAGCATCTGAAGCCCCGTGAGGATCAGCGCAACTCCAAGATTGCGTTCGATGTGGGTCCTGCCCCTGCCTCTCAGGCTCCAAGTGTGGTATCTAAGGGAATCACAAGTCAGATTACGGGTAGCCGCGCTGACTTGATCATTGCTGACGATGTGGAAAGTTTAAATAACTCAGCCACATTCGCAATGCGTGAGAAGTTGCACACATCTATTGCCGAATTTGAAGCCGTTCTCAAACCCGGAGGGGAGGTGATCTTTCTCGGTACGCCGCAGACAGAGCAGTCGATCTACCATAGTCTGCATGAGAAGGGCTACAACACCCGTATTTGGTGTGCTAGATACCCTGACGAACGCCTGAGAACGGCTTTTGGTGAGAAGTTGGCTTTGACCCTGAGGAATGGTGTGGAAGGCGAGGCTACGGATCCTAGACGCTTTAACAACATTGACCTCATGGAGCGCGAAGCCTCCTATGGACGCACAGGCTTTGCCTTGCAGTTCATGCTCGACAGCACCCTGAGTGACGCAGACCGTTATCCACTTAAATTGTCGGATCTCACGGTACTTGGATTAAATCCGGAGTGTGCGCCTGAGGGTGTTGTTTGGGCAACTAATACCAACAACATCGTTAAAGACATTCCCTGTGTGGGCTTTAATGGTGACCGATACTACGGACCGATGGATATCCTAGGCAAGTGGATTCCCTACGAGGGCGGGATTATGGCTATCGACCCAAGTGGTCGTGGCGATAACGAAACCGCATATGCCGTGGTCAAGATGTTGAATGGCTTCTTGTACGTCACGGCTGCCGGAGGAGTCAAGGGTGGCTACAGCGAGGAGACCCTGTCTAAACTCGTGAACGTAGCCAAGTGTCAGAAAGTCAACAAGATTATCATCGAATCCAATTTCGGTGATGGTATGTTCACAGAACTGCTGAAGCCCTATCTTGTAAAGATTTATCCCTGCTCAGTCGAGGAAGTGCGCCACAATATCCAAAAGGAAAGGCGCATTATTGACGTTCTAGAGCCTGTGATGAATCAGCACCGCTTGGTTATTGATGCAGGGGTCATCCGGGATGACTACGAGTCCACCAAGCAGTACGCCTCAGAGAAGTCCTTGCAGTACAGCCTGATGTGGCAGATGTCCCGCATTACCCGCGCTAAGGGCGCCTTGGCTTACGACGATAGAATCGATGTCTTGTCTATGGCTGTGTCCTCGTGGGTAGAGCAGATGGGGCAGGATGTCCACCGCAAGATGCTGAATCACGCTGAAGATGAATTCCAAAAGGAAATTGACCGCTTTGTAGACAACGCTTTAGGCAGAAAGGCAAGGGATCAAGACTCATGGATAAACATCTAGATGCCGTCCTAGTGACAAAAGCCTGTGCTGCGGTTTGTAGATATGAACAGCATCTAAGGAGTGATGAGGCTCTTGTTGCGTCTAAAGCCCTAGCAAGGGCAATGCGCGAACTTAGAGAGGAACTTCCTCCAAAGATCTTGATACAGTTTCGGAGTTCAAATGCCAAGTAAGAAGAAGCCCAATTTATCGGTAGGTCGCGGCGAGAAGTTATCCATCCCCAAGGGAGCCGGGTTAACTGCTAAGGGACGCGCTAAGTACAATCGTGAAACAGGAAGTAATCTTAAAGCCCCCACAAAGGACAAGGACAACCCAAGGCACAAGTCATTCTGTGCGCGTAGTAGTTCTTGGAAGGGCGAACGCGGCTTGGCTGCAAGAAAGCGATGGGACTGCTAATGGCTAAACCAAGAGACTATAAAGACGAGTACGCTAAGTTCCAAAGCAGCACCTCCTCAAAGAAGGATCGGGCTTCTCGAAACAAGATGCGGCGTCTTATGATCAAAAAGGGAGCCGTTAGTAAGGGCGATAACAAAGACGTTGACCATAAGAATGGCAATCCAAAAGACAATCGTATGTCTAATCTGAGAATTGTGCATCGGTCAGTAAACCGTGCAAAACATTAAATCTTTTTAAGGAATTTACACATGGCAAAGGCAGAAGTTACAGTCGCTCCTACAAACACTAGTCCAACTACTGTTCCAAACAAGAACCCTATTACCACCACTACTTCTCCTTCGAGTAAGGCAGTAATTAAGAAGGGCAACCTTTCTCAGGCTCCTATGGCTACTCGTTCGGCGAACAACACGACTTCTCCTACAGCCGCAAATAACAACCCATCGGCTACTACTTTGAATATGGATACCCTATTTAATGGGCGTGTAAACAGTCATCGTACAAATAAGACGCCTAAGAAGTAAGGATTTTGCTATGCCTCCTCCACCACCCTCACCTCCTCCGGCTCAAGCCCACATCAGTACGCCCCATAACATCAAAGAACATTTAGGCGCTAATGCGTTTACTTTAAAGGATGCTTCTTTACATCCTGTTAAGGATTCGCTTAAACAGTTGTATGGCAACCGTATGAAGACGCGTAGAATTAAGTAAGGAGTTTCCTATGGCTGACGCTACTCCCATCATTGTTGCAGATAATCGAACCGACAGCCTTAGTCGTTATCGAAATCAACAGGGATCCAACAATCCACAGTATCAGGGAGCCGGAGCATATAGGGCGCAACAAAGCAAAGACAACAAGAAAAATCAACTGCTAATGGCTTTGTTGCAGATGATGATGGAAGATAAGCAGCCTGAAGACAAGGCAACAGAGACTTATCAGGAACAACTAGCAGGAGACAAGGAATCTACCCTGACTCCCGCTCTTGCTAACAACCCGGCTACTGCTCTTATGGGTCCTCAGAAGCCCAAGGCAGAGCCTAAGGATGACTTTAAAAATATGCTCTTGGCTTTGCTACTGAAGTCTCAAGGCTAACCATGCGTGTCTTAGTTGCCTGTGAGTGCAGCGGGGCAGTCAGAGACGCCTTTGCAGCCCTAGGGCATTACGCCTTGTCTTGCGACATCAAGGAAACAGAGGAGCCGGGGAACCACCATGTGGGCGATGTGCTTGAACTCTTAAATGAGGGATGGGACATTATGATTGCTCATCCTCCTTGCACCCACTTGGCAGTTGCAGGAGCAAGATACTTCAAAGAAAAACAGGCTAGTGGGGTACAGCAACAGGCTTTAGAGTTTGTGCGCCAACTGATGGCTGCCCCTATTCCTAAGATCTGTGTGGAGAACCCTGTTGGTGTTATTTCTACCCAAATTCGTAGACCTCATCAGCGCATACATCCTTGGCAATTTGGTCACGAAGCAGAGAAAACTACTTGTTTATGGCTTAAGAATCTGCCCCGACTACAACCAACAAATATCGTTTCTAAAGGCGAATTTGTTGTCTTAAAGAACGGAAAACGCATGACTAAGTGGCTATGTAATGCAAGCAATAGTGCGCCCGGAGTCCGCAGTACTGTTCGTAGTCGCACCTTCAAGGGCATTGCAGAGGCAATGGCAGCCCAATGGGGGATCTAGTAATCAAATGGTATCCCTACAGTATACCTGTTATCACCACAAAGATGGCTAAGAATGAGTTTGGGGAGTTCTTATTCTTCCCTAGTCCTAGGATCTTAGTATCAGAAGACATCCAAGGTAGTATACTCTCTAGTACTCTCTTACATGAAATACTAGAAATGATTAATGAAGTACATGATTTAGGACTAACTGAGTCAAAGATAAGGACTCTAGAGGTATCCCTTAGCCAAATCGTAGGGGAGAACCCTGATCTGTGTGTCTTTCCCAAGAAGCCGCCAGAATGCCCTCAGGGCGATTCAGGAGACGAAGATGGGTCTCGACTGCCTTTGAGTCCACGGAGCGATCCTGAGGCATCCTAGCCCCCTTAAAAGGCAAGCCCGTTGACAACCTGCGGTGCAGTTTGAGGGTACGACAGGTTTTGGAGAAAAAATCTGAAGGGGCTTAATTGATTCACAG